ATCAGCAGGCAAGCAATTAGAAAAGGTTTTGAGTTTATACCATGCGAGTAGCTACGAGAATGCCCCTATTTTCGATTTTAAGCAGTCAGATGGTAAATTGTACCAGAATAGAAAACAAGGCGGATATGAGGCTGATATGAGGGTTTTAAAAAGCCCATATATTGCAAGTAGTTCTATCTTAATGTGTCAGTGGTATTATACCAATTATTCGGAAATCCAAGTGTGTCCAATACAATGCCGGCTTCAATGGAGTGCGCTTTTTTATTTAGAGCTTTGGTTCTTTTAATAATAGTGTTATGTAATTGAGCGTATTGTGTGGAAGCAAGTAGGCATTGCAAGGCAAGAAAAACATAATATACAGATTGTCTTGATGTATTGGCATTGTTATTGTAATAGTGGAAATAAGCTAGTTGTGGAAGATTCTCACGACATTTATAATTGAAAAGCTTATTATTATGAGCAGTGATATTTCTAATTTCTAGTATATTTTTAATAATACTTTCTAAAGCCTTTCCACTTAAAAGGTCTTTACTAGGTCTATTTTGGATGTATTCAATATTTTCTTGTAAGAATGGTGATAAATCTCTAGCTATTTGATTTTTTATATCAGTGTTTAGATTTCTATAAAAGTTAAATGCTTGCCCTAATGTAAGTTCATTGATGATAACCCAGAAAGGAACAACGCCATGTTGTTTATAGTGGTGTTTTATAGAATTGTTTTGCTTATCCCTATTATAATCATTGAGTATTCTAGCTAATATACTGATTAAATTAGTAATTTGTGCTAGCCTTTTTGTATCTTTTTGTGTTTCAAAATTATTAATATCTAGATAAGCGTATGGTGTTGGATATGCTTCTGAAAAACGATATGCCAGTACGGATTTAAAGTGTTTTTCTGCATCTATAATTGCTTTTAAAAAAGCTGATTTAATTTCTTTATCGTAAAAGTGTGTTGCAGCTATTTCTCTAAAGTCTGCACCAGTTATAAATTTATCTTTTGATGTTTGAAAAAATTTACTATATCCGTTGACGACGTTGTAATAGTTGTTAGTTAGAAGGTATCTTTTACATTCTACTATGTTATCTATTTCTAAACCTCTAGACTGGAGAAGTTTTATTTGTTCATCTAATGTTTGAAATGGTTTCATATGTGTTCCTTGTATACAAAAACACCACCTAGTAGAACTAGGCGGTGTTTCGCGTACTCTGTTCCCTTGGGAGCAGAAACTCTTCTCATTGCCTAATAATACTGTAATTTTTAGTTTTTGTCAATCTTTTTGGTTTGTTTTTTAAAAATTTTTGAGTATCGAAAAATCTCAACGCTGGGAAAGTTCGCCTTTTTTCGTCCTAAAACTGTCCCTTCCGTATTGTTTCGTAGTCCAGTGATTCTTTGAAGAGTTCAGCTAGTCCAGTTACGTCTTGGTTTGCGAGGAGTTCCATATAATGCGCCCTTGAGTCTTTTGAGACGATGATAGGAGCGTTTAGATACTTCATAGCTAGGTACATGAGTAAAAGGCGCCCTGTACGGCCGTTGCCGTCGCTAAATGGGTGAATCCTTTCAATCTGGATATGGGTATCTGCTAAAATCTCTAAGATTTCTTTTTCATTCTGAGCATGATCTAAGCGATAAGCGGTATTATCAGCCCACTGGGTCATCAGGTAGGGCGTTTCTGCTGGGCTAGCCGTTTGAAATTCCGCCCCGATAATAGCATTTTGAACTTGTTTAAATTGTCCGCGATCATGTTGCAGTCTATCCACTAATAAGGCGTGAAAATCTTGAACCAGCCCCACAGTAAGGGCTTGATGATTTGCCAATGAGTCCAAGAGATAAGAAAAGGCCTGTTTATGGTTTTCAATCTCATAAAACTCACGAATACTTTTGCCGTTGCGTGGCAAGGTGCTTTCTAAGATAATGCTGACGGTTTCGGGTAGGGAAATGGTGTTCCCTTCGATACCGCTAGAATGGTAGGCCATGCGTACCAGTATATCGTCCAGGTAGTCTTGAGCGTAGTCCATGATTCTCCTTTCTATTTGTCAAATTTGTCGTTTTTTGCGCTTTAGTCTGTAAAATTGGCTTTCTATTCTTCAATTTCCTCTATTTTTGCACAATAGACCTTAGAAATAGTGGTTCTATTGGCGAATATGGGGGAGTTTTTAATTTATGATGATTTCGCCAACAGGGATAAAATCTTTTTGTTTTGAAGATTTTGCGATTAAGTCGTATTGATCAGCAGATTTTTCATACCCAAGGGAAAGAGTAGTATTGTCGTCTGGTAATTTTTTAGCAAACTCAGATATAGACATCCGAAATACGGTAATTGCATTTTGCTGATTAGTTGTAGCAGAATTTGAATTGATTGCGTCCATAGTCTCTTTTGCACTATCTTTAGTCGTTCCAGCTAGCAAAATCATGATTGTATCATGCGGTTCGGATGAATCTGAATCGAGTACGTTATTTTGAATTTTAACGCTTATTGCGCCAGTTGATTCAGGATCTAATTTTGATTTGATTTCAGAAATTAGATCATCGTATTTACTGTTATCTACTTTGGCTTTTGTGTTTGTTGAAGTAGTATTTTTTTGCTCCGTTTTTGGTTGCTCCGAGCTATCTTTGGTAGTTGATTGATTGTTAGAGCAAGCTACTAGAACGGTAGCAGAAAGTAAAATAGCTGATGTGCTTAGTAATTTTTTCATAAGTAGCCTCCTATATGCTGATGTTTTCTAATAAAAGATGGGGAATTTTTATAGAATTTTCTCAAAAACCATTGTAGCCTGGATACGGTCGCCACCGCCTAATCCTTTGCTTCCACCATTGGCGGTTGTGATGGTATGCAGGCGATAACCTTTTGAAGCTTGTTTATTGATAACATCTTCTAATTCTGTAAGGTTTCCTGATCCAGTGCCGAAAAACTTTTCTTTCAAAGTTACCTGAAGGACAACGTAGTGTAGTCCATTTACTCCAGATGCAGTAGAAAAACTACCTTCTTGTTTTACAGTGTCAAAAAATCCCATGGGGTTTACTCCTTTTTAGTTTTTTTATCAGATAATTTTATGTAAATTCCAAATTATTTTTTATCAGGATGCTCTTCTATGACACCTATTCCTTTATTTTTTTCGTATAGACTATTTACTAGTTGCATAATGATTTTTTTATTAGATGTTGGAAGGGTTAGAAAAGAACCGAAAAAATCTTTAAAAACTATTGGCAGTTGTCCAAGAGCTATATAGATTCTTGAAATATTATCAGAAAGAGTACCATATATTTCCTCATCATAATCTTCAGCTTGAGTTTTTTTCCACTCTTCAAGAATAAGATTCTTAATATCTTGTTCGATTATAGGGAGCTTATCAGTTTCTACTAAAAGAGATAAATCCCACTTCCCGTTTTTTCGATTAGTTTCATCGTATTCTGAAATTATATTTTTTAAATCTGGGTTAGTGCGTAATAATCTTGCCATATTTTGATAGCTACCTAATGCTTCATTTTGGATAGTTTTATCATATCCCAGCAGATAACCAATGTTAACTTTAAAATACTCCGCTAGTTTTTGTATATATTCATATTTAATTTTTAATTCTGGTTCTTTTTCCCAACGTGATATAGTCATTTCTGACACACCAAGAAGTTCAGCAAGTGTTTTCTGGGTATCCCCTTTGTTTTTTCGTAACTCTTGTAATCTGTTCATTATATATTACCTCAGGATAATTATAACATAAAAAAATAATTTTTTAACAAAAATGTTAGAAATCATTGACAACTAACATTTTATTTAGTAAAATACAAGAGAACTAACAAAAATGTTAGAAAGAAAGGAGGAACTTACATTGCTTATTACCTCAACACAAGCAAAAGCGATTCGCCGAAAGCAAGCTGATAAGAAATTGACTGCTAAGCAAGCAGGCGAAGAAATCGGAGTTACACAAGTTACCTATCGAAAAATTCGAGACGGTGGCGAAGTCAAGCCGAGCATTTACCAAAAAGCCATGGAATGGCTTGCTGAAGATTATTAGAAAGGAGCGAACCAATGGAACTGGTTTACATGGACGGCAAGAAAGAGCCGTACACTACGAGCGAGATTATCGCTGAATGTGCTGAAGTACAGCACCATACTATTACACGCTTAGTCAGAGACAATAAAGCTGATTTTGAAGCGTTGGGAATACTTGGATTTAAAATCCATAAATTAGATAAGAGAGGGCAACCGAAAAAAATCTATCTTCTGAATGAGCAACAGGCTACCTTGCTGATTACTTATCTAAAGAATACTGAACCTGTACGGCAATTCAAAATGAACCTAGTCAAAGCATTCTTTGAAATGCGTGATGAACTTTCTAAACGCTATCTTCAAAGAGAACTGGAAAAGCCAAAGCGCAAGACCTTAACCGAAGCTATCCAAGCATGGGAGAAAGCGCCTAAGCATGCCTATAGTATCCTTACAAACTTACTACTAAAGGGAGTGACAGGGAAGAATAAAGCGCAACTCATGAAGGAGCGAGAAAGTAAGAACGGCATTGAGGGCTTGACAAGTGCAGAACTGACAAACTACCAACGTTTGGAAGATATGGCAATAGCTATGATTAATTTGAATAGGGGGTATTCAGAAATTAAGGAATTAATTTTTAAAGTATAGGAGTATAGAAAATGGAAAATGATTTTAAGACAGTTACAAATGCCAAGGGGATAGAAATTCCTAAGTATCCCAAGGATTTTAAAAAGCTAGTTGAGAAAGACAGACAACTAGCCGAATATCTTTGTATGAACTACGAGAACTTGGACAGTGAAGACCTAGGCGCATTTCTTGAAACGGTGGAGCAGGGAATCAGTTGGATTCTGGATCTTATCGAAAGTAAAGACTTGCTTTATAAACCAAAGTCAGGTAGTAATCATGCAAAAAGAAAATAAAAAAATCACTTGCTCAAATTTTGACCAAGGAGAGCAAGCGACAGGATAAAAGGTATACGTTTTTTAACGTACCTTGATTATAGCATGAAAATGCTACTGAAGCAATAACTAATAGCAGGCAAGCAATTAGAAAAGGTTTTGAAATCAAGCGCTGACAGGGTGATTCTAAGGCCTTGTTTAGCTGAAAGATGGGTAATTACTCACGAAACACCACTACAAGCGTTCGCCAACTTGGGGCAATCGCCCAGCGTTTGGAGTGGTGATAATTAAGTATAGGAAAAGGCATGAAAAAAGGAAAATAGACTATGACAGACACAACATACGATATTATCGCTAAAAGCTTGGATAGAATTAGTATGGAATTACACCAAGCAGACGAAAACAATGATTTTTTGAGAATAGGGCTCTTATCAGGACAATTAAAAGCTATCAAAGAAAACTTACATCGTTTACTTTGGATTGAACTTCCTGAATTGAATGAAAGTCATAAAATCGAAGTCATTTCTAAAAGCACTACTGGAATGTTTTTCCACCCTGGTATTTTTGAAATAGATGCTATGCGACAAGCTTTCTTTAAACGGCAAGCTAAGCACTTTTTTGACAACAAAGCAGAGCAACAGGCGTATATAGAACATGCTGAAAAGGAGTATTTAGAGGCTACTATAACCTTAAAAGAAATTCTTTTTAACTCTAAAAATGGAACTCAAAAAGTAAATAAAGGTTGTCTTATAGAGAAGTTTGAGGAGGCAATGCAATGACTCTAGACCTAGATAACATGACACGATCAGAATTTGATAAGCTAATGACTAAAATCAAGGATAGAAATCCGAACCTCTTTCAGTTCATCATTGACTTTTTAGATGATAAAGTAACTCCAGAAGAGGTGTACGACTTTCTGAAGATGGAGCACAGCTATCAAGTGAATTATATCAAGAATTACCAAGCGAGGGCATAGCATGAATGAACTAGATTTAAGCAATACACAGGCGCTTATTTTTACCGTGATTTTGATTGGCTTTCTAATTTATCTAAACCATCTAGACCGCAAAAAGAGCGCCCAACTGGAGCGAGAAAACAGGAAACTGGGAGAAAGACCCCGTGAGAGTTTAAGCCCTGACTATGGGCGATATATCCAACTTGCAAGCATTAAGCCGTGGAGGTGATGATATGTTTGAAAGAATGATTGAAGAAATTCAAATAAAAATATTAGAAGCCTTAGAACGTTACCTGAAAAGTCATGAGAAAATACCTCCCCGAATCATTGGGCTGATTTCCGCAAAACGAGTACAAGAAGAGTTAGATATAAAATACCTGACCTTGCAAAAATGGGAAAGAATGGGCTTGAAGCGTTATCAGCCCCCGGGAGACGATAGCAGAAAAGTTTATTATAAAGTGGACGACATTTATAAGTTTATGGGGGTATATGATGGCAAAAACTAAAGTATATTTTTGGTTAAAAGTTGATAAGAAGTTTTTTGATAATCTTTTTATTAAACGACTGAAAAATATGCCTGGTGGCTACACTATGACAGTGATTTATATCCGTCTTATGTTGGAAAGTTTAGAAGATGATTGTATTTTGTACTATGAAGGCTATTTTGATAGTTTGGTACAGGAATTAGCTTTAAAACTAGATGTTTCTAAAGATGATATCAATATGACGGTTGCATATTTTACAAAATGCGGACTGATTCAGATAGACGATGATGGACACGCTACATTATCGCAAGCAAAAGCTATGGTAGAAAGTGAAACAAACTGGGCAAAGTATAAACGTGAACAGCGTAAACAAGCCCAAAATATGGTAAGGTTGGAGAGTGTCCAAGATAGTGGGACAGTTTCCAACTCATGTCCAACAGAGATAGAGAAAGAGAATAGAGTTAACAGTAAGAGTAATAATTTATATTTAGATAATATATTGTCGGGAAATCCCGACTTCACTTTTCCTACTTGGCTTCAAGAAACAGCTATAAAAGATTTAGAGAAAACAAAACATAAAGAACTTTGGATTCCTATTGCTTATCTGAATCAAGTAGCTAATAAGCGGTATAAGTTTGTTGATAAGACAAAAAGGCTTTTACTAGCACGATTCAAAGAAGGCTATACACTTGAAGATTTTAAGCAGGTGATAGATATTAAAACGGCAGAATGGAAGGATAGTCCTGAATTTTCTAAATACCTTAGACCAGAAACACTTTTCGGATCTAAGTTTGACGGTTATTTGAATCAAAAGCCTAAAACCATAAAAGGGAAGTCTGAGGATAACTTCCCAGACCTACCATTTTAGGAGTTGCAAAGATGAAGGAACAATTTAAAGAGTTCAATAACAAAAAAATATCGGATAAAGTTTGTGATATTCACCAGGTAAATTACTGGGAAATTTCTATACCTGTAGTAGGGAGTTCAGAAAGAAAAATACAACCATTTTGTCCAGAGTGTGTGAAGGGGGAGATTAAACAAAAAGAGAAAGACCTATTACAGCAGTTTGATGATAGACAAACGTATTTTAAAACTTATGATGTATTAATGCGTGATAGTACAATTCCTAAAGAGTTAAAGGGAGCGACATTTGATAATTTCTTTGTTAAGACGACAGAGGAGCGTCAGATGTTAGAGTTTGTAAAGGGGCAAGCACAGAAGTACCTTGCAGGTATGACAGGAAATACTTTAATCAGCGGTAGCACAGGAATAGGAAAAAGTCATTTATCGCTTGCCCTGGCCAAAGAAATCAATGAGAGTTTCAGAGAGAAGAACGATCCTAAGAGTGTCTTATTTGTCAGCTTAACCGAGATTATCAAGCAGATAAAAGAAGGCTGGGCTTATGGAAGAAATGCAAACTTAACAGAGTATGAGGCAGTTAAAAAGCTAGTTGATGCTGATTTTCTAATCATTGATGATCTTGGGGCAAAAAATGGGACAATCACTCCTAAGAGCGACTGGGAACAGGATTTCTTGTTTGATATTATCAATAATCGAGAAACTACGATTTTCAACACGAATCTAGATAGCAGTGAACTGCGAACGGTTTACAATGCTAGAAACTCAAGTAGAATTTTGAAAGGTTTAGAGGGGAACACTTTTAAGGCTTTCACAATCAAAGATAAGCGATATACGATTAACACAGTGAGAGGAAAGAAAGGTTAATAGATATGGATGAAATGAAATTTTCAACAGAAAAAGGCTTTATTGTCTACGAAAAATGTGGTATAATAGAGATAGAAAAAGTTCCAAGATTTGGAGAGATAACTTTAGTCTACTCAGATGGGAAATTTACTCATCTAGTCAAAAAAGAAACTAAAAAATAAGTCTATTGAGAACAACTCAGGGGCATACCGTAAGCATATAATGCTAGTGGTATGTCCCTTTTTGTTTGAATAGAAAGGGGGTGAGTATTATGGCAAGAGATACTTCTTTAGGGTATATAGTAGCCAATAAGTTTTCTATGGATCCAGATAAAAGACAGAAAATATTTTCTCAGTGTAAAAAAGAAGATAATAGCTTAGAACAACGGAAACAAGAAATACTAGAAAAATATGCTGACAAAAATAAAGAATCAACAGCTAGAAAAAATGATTTTAAAAGCTCGTAGAGTTCTAAAAGAAAAGCTAAGAGCTAAGAACTTTAGAAAAAATTATAAACAACGAGGAGCAATAAAGAGATAAAGGAGTATAAAATGGCTAAAAAATTTAGTTTGGTAGAAAAGTATGTAAGAAGTAGAGGAATGAGTATTGATGATGAAAAATCAAAAACAGGTTTAATATTATCACAAGATATAACAAGTATCTATGACGTTCCTGAAGAAGGAAAAGAATTAGTGGATCTTGTTAATGTGATTGAGCACACGGGTACTGGTGGAACATATGAAACTGTAGGTTTTGACGATGAACATCTATCAGAACTTGAATCAGAAGAGTTTAGAGATAGTAAAAGTGTAGAACTTAGAAAAAAACAGATTAGAACCAAGTTTGAACACAAGACATTTTCAGGCCGTATTGCCTTATCGTCTGAACAAGTTGATGATGGAGAATATAATATATCAGACTTCTTAAGTAACAAAATTACCCGTCTTTGTCGTAAAACACGTAATATTGAAATTGGAAAAATTCTAAAAGAAGCACCTGAAAAAAATGTTTCTAATTTTGACGAATTGAAAGACACCATAAACGATTTGAATCCTGAACGTCATAATACTCTTGTATTAAGTCAGTCACTATTTAAGTTTTTAGATAAAGAGAAATCTAGCGATGGAAATTATATTTTAAAAATTAACAAGAAGGAACGATACTCAGAAAACTTATACGTTGATGATATTATTGTTGTATCTGATGAAGTACTAGGAGTAAAAGGCGATAAAGTTGCTTTCGTTGGGGATTTGTACAATTTCGCTACTTTATTTGAAAGAAATAAAAATAGCTTACGTTGGGTAAGTGAATCCGTTATTTATGGAATGAGTTTAATGCTTTATACTCGTTTCGTTGTGAAGAAAATAGAAACGGATTGCGCTTTCTTTATAAAATGGAATTAGGAGATAGGGGATGGATATTAGAGAAGTATTATCAACATTAGAAAATCTTGATGATAAAAAAGATAAGATTGCAAAAGCAAGAACAAAGTTGGAAGAAAAAAGAAAAACAATTACTGGAGAGAAGAAGATTTCATTTGATAATATTGATTCTTTTCTTGAGGATAATGCTACTTCTTTAGAACAAATTGCTAAAATGAGTGAATCAATCGATCTTTTAGAGAAAGAGTATGATACTAATTTCTGGGAGGCAAAGGCAGCGATATTTGAATATATCTTTAAAGAGACTAAACGAAGAGCTGAAGAAAAGAAAATCTATAAACGTTACCAGAAGAAACTTAGAATAATTTTAGATGCCTACGATGAAATTCAATCACTAAAGAAAGATGTAGAAGAAATACATAAAGGAGTAGTTGGAGAAATAACTCAGGAGCATTCTCTTGCAGTATATCGGACAGAAGTAAATCCAACAAGTATCCTTCCGTTCTTAAATCCTGATGTCAGTGGGCATATGAATTTTTCTAAGGAATATCGTGAGATTAAAGAATATCTAGGTAAAGAGTAATTCATCAGAAACAAGGCTGATTTGAATATCAAGAAATTGATAGTTATATCAAAAGTGGCCTTGTTTTTAATTTCAGTAAATTAGTTTCACAAAATGAAGAAAGCATAAACTAAAATAGAGTATAGGCTTGGAAGCCATATATATCAGTAAGTTATAGAATGGAGTGAGTTTCACAGAATGTAAGATAAGAGAAACTGGGGAATAAATTAGAGAGATACTTCTTTAAATTGTTATAT